TGTTCCTGCTTTCGTTTAGGTGCCCTGGTTGAACAGTTGCCGAGTGAACTCGCGCATACCATCGTCAGAACCCGAAGTGTTCGCAACACCCTCTTTAGGTGCCACGTTTCCCGCCTTTTTACGGTCAACTTCCCGCTCCGCCAGGCGCTTAGCCTGCGCGGTGAGAGTGGCCTCATCAACGCCCGTCAAAAACAAGTCCCGGTCTTGAACACTGATGCCATGCGACGCCGCCACAGTGCTCCTCAGAGCATCCGTTTCAGCTTTCACAGCACGCTTCTCAACCTCAGCAAGACGCGCCTCAAACCGCTGTTCAGCAGTCGTCGTCGTGTCTTTCAGTGCCGCCAATTCTTCGGCAGCGGTTTTGTTCGCTTTCGCGCGACTTTCCCACTCACGAGACTTCGCTTTCCAGTCAATCTCGTCAGCAGTAGTAACCTCTTCGGCTTCAACCGCAGTGGTGTTTTCGTCAGACATTGTGTTGCTCCCGTTCCGGGTAAGCCCAACCGTGCGGTCGGGATGGTCTATTGCTCTACCCCGAGTTGTCAGGGAAGAAATCATTCAAATAGGTGCGCAAGTTCGCCCTCTGAGCAGTCGTGCGACTCCGACTGCTAGCGACATACTGCAAAGCGCTGGCCTCTTCACCCGTTTCATTGGTGCCAAAAACTGGTTGCGCTATACACCGACAGGCAGGGTGAGTTGCAAACCGAGCGGTCGACTCCTTATACACAGCGCCACGATCAGCCAACATCGCGCACAGCTTGCACCCGTCGCCGCTAGAAATACGCCGCCAGCCAACAGCGGCAGGATCGCGCCGACGATTCCCAGTAATCGTGTCCCTGAACGGCCGCGCCGTCTCTAACTGGATCACCTCAGCCATACGCCCAAACGTCACGCCGACCTCGCCAACCTCCAAAGGATCAGCCGCCCACAGAATCGCCCGACGCACCTTCTCAGAACGCTCCGCAACCACCGGCACGGCAGCAAACGCAGCCACCACTCGAGCCTGATCACGCTGCAACTCGTAGAAGTCAGCCGCCAACGCGGAAGACCCTTCCGAGTAGTAACCAATCAGCGCGGGCACAACCTCAAGCAGCGTCGTCTTCTGCCGATCCATCGGCCCACGCAAACGACGAACCAACTCTTGAGAATCCGCCACCGCGTTAGCGGTGATGAGTTGTAAAGCCTGCCGAGACTCAGCCGGTGACAGCATCCGCAGCAACCATTGCAGGAGCCCTCAACGCCGCCACAATGTCACGGCCCGAAGCGCGCCGACGCTCAGCCAAAGCCTCCTCAATGTCGAGCTCATCCAAACCGAGCAGCCGCAACCCCACTGTCGTCTCTGCAAGCCACGGCACCGCACCCAACTGCTTAGCGCCAGCATCAGCCGCCGCCGCACGAGACACAAACTGCGGTTTACGCCACCGAGGGACAATCGACGCCCACTCAGCAGGAATCTCCTCTAGCCCGTTCTGGATAGCCAACGCTCGAGTGATAGTGCGACGAATCGGCACCGACCACGCATCTGTCGCCTGCTCCGCTGACGCAATCAGAGTTTGGTCAGCACGCCCCAACGCACCCTCAGAAGTCGGGTTAGCCATATCCGTCAAAGCGAAATCAGAATCTGACAGGTCAAACTCGCGCGCCATCAACTTAGCCAAAGCATTCAACTGCGCTAAATGCGGTTGCGGAGACTCAGCACTGAACTGCTCCACAGAAGCGCGCGGCGCGGTCGCATCCTCATCATCCGGCAACGCAAACACTCGACCGAGCGCAACCTGCCAAGACGTTTTCGGCGTGCCGTCAGCATTCGTAAACGCCGCCTCACTCGCACCCAAAAGGATCATCTTCGGGATCGTGTAAATGTCCATATGCGCCTCAAGACGCACCAGCGCACGCAACGCCGCATCCTGCCAACCCATTGCAGGGCGACTGATACGCGACGCGCCCATACGCCGCGAGGTGCGCGACTTGTACACCTGCGGTTCTACAGGCACCCCCCACGGATGCTCAGACCGTTCCACAGACCAACGCCCGTCAGACTTCTCAGCACTGACCGTCAAACCGTCCAAGTACAAAACAAAACCGGTGATCTTGCCCTCATCGCGGGCAGTCACAGAAAGCAGGTTGTCCAAACGGCGGGTGCGAGCATTCCAATCACCCGTAGCCGACAAAGCATCCTTCGCATGAACCAAAGAAGCCGGTTCACCCGCCGACTCATCACCGCGCGTCGTAATCAAATACGACACGCCATGAATTAGAGAATCAGTACGCCCAGCCGACAACTCTGCAAAAAGGAAGTTCGAATCAGCAAGCTCCCCCATGCCCAAAGAAGCAAGATCGCCCTCGGGCCAAACCATCTGATCCAAGTTGCACCGGTTCGCCAAACCGTCAACACCTTTAGCAGCCCACCCCAAAGCCAACCCAATGTTCATGTACTGAGGGGGAATAACATTCCCCACAGCTTTGATCGCACGCCGACCGTCGTAATACGACGAACGCAACCGATTACGGGGAGCCTTCGCATCCAACTGTTCGATCAACGAGTTGACGGTGCGATTCTCATCATCAGTCAAACCGGTCACATTCAAATTCTCAGATATTGAGGTCACATTATCACCGCCTTTCTAGTCTCAGTACGCCGCGTTGGACGTTGCACATTGTCAAGTTGAGCCCCCCACAAAGCCAAAGTCACCGCAACCACAGGCGAAATGTTCGACAGGGCATCCTTACGATTCCACGCCCACGCGCCCGCCAATGGGCGCTTAGTCGCCACAGACAAAGCAACATTCACCTGCGGCTGATCAGTATGAAAAACAGAACCTTCCATGATGCCGTCGTAAAACTTCGCACACCCGATCGCCATATCCCGACCCTCAGCAGCCGCCAAAGTCACCAACACGTCAGTGCCCACCAAATAGTGACGATCGCGGCGCTTCTCAACCAGCCCAGACATTTCATCAACCACAACAGCGTGCAAACGATTCTTCGCAGCTCGAGCAAGAACCCACGGAATCGCCCAGTCCACCCCGCCGCGCTCCTCATCCAATTCCACATGCCACCGACCATCAGCACGCAAACCGGCAAGACCCACAGCCGCCGTACGCCGACCAGGAGGCACCTCAACCGAAAGAGTCAACCGTTCAACCGGCATCGAAGCCGCATCGCCCTGATCAGCCCACGACTTCTCATCAATAACCCGAGACGAGCCCACCGCATCCCAAATGCCGCGACCCTCACGATTCCAAGAATCGTCATCAGCAAGATTCTCGCGCAACCGGTCAAGCGAATCGGCCGGCGTCCGCACCGGGTAGGAAGGATTCATCAAAGGGAACTGTGAACGGTCATCCGGGTCAGACTTCGGATCAGCGCCAATCTCCAACCACACCGCATTCTTCGACTTACCACTCAAAGCACGATCGCGGCGAGACTCAAACGCCTCAGACGGATCAGTAGGCCGTGGCGGGGTGCCCATGAAAAACAGCAACGCGCCATGCGGGTGCCGAGCCTGATTAGTGGCCGCAACCATATCCTCAAGCGCTTTCGTGTCCAAAATCTGCGCCTCGTCAAAAACTTCCACGTCGATCTCATCAAAGCCACGACCGAAACCCTGCGACCGGGCACCAAACATGATCATCGAACCATTCGTGAACTCAACCTGCTGCTCACCATTAGCCGACCGCATCGACCTCACCAACGGGTGAATTTTCTTACGCCGACACATACCCCGAAGCGTCGTGAACGTCTTAGTCGACGTGCGCAAATGGTGGGCAGTCCACACCACCTGCAAACCGGGAAACAACACGCAGAGGATAACAAGCATCGCCAAAACGAAATACGTCTTCCCCACCTGACGCGGAATCGACAAACCAATACCGCCGACAGTAGACACGTACTTACCAGACGCCCCATAGCCAAGACACACCGCGCCCAACTGCGACTGCCACCAATCGAAACCCAACCCCAGCTCAACACCCTTAGCCTCAACGCGCGGCCAAACCGTCTTCACAATTCCAGACGGAAAAACGAAAGACCTAGAAAACTCAGACAGCCGTGGCGTCAAACTCGCCGTCGAAGACCTCGACACCAGCATCAGCCTCCCCAGCATTACGCGCGTCGATCGCCTCAATCTCCCGCTGAGTCTCCATCAACCGCTTCGTCAAAGCAGCCAAATCACGAGCCGCCGTATTAGGAGCCTCAACAGCCTCAGCAATCCGATCCCGAGTCGCCACCAACAACTCCCGCGTCGTACCAAACCGCGCCGCCTCAGTAACCGACTTCGGCACAGCCCGCTCATCCACACCAACC